GTTGACCCGTTCATTGGGCGCAGACCATTGACAGAAGTAGACCTAGAGAGCGTTTTAAGCACCACTGAGAGCGTTACAGATTACTTTGGTACAACTAAAGCATCAGAGTTTAATTATACCTTTGATGCTGATAATTTAAGCTTTGAGGAAACAGCACAAACTATAGCAACTGCAATCTACAGTCAGGCATACAGACAAGGTAGTAAAATCAAGTTAAGCTTTGAGAAAGAAACAGATGATAGTGTGTTATTGTTTAATCACAGAAACAAATTACCACAATCGGAAACACGCTCAGTAAGGTTTGGTAATGCAAGTAACCATGATGGCATAGAGTTTGTATATGCTAGTCCAGTTGATGACGCGCTAATTAGTATAAATATACCTAGCGACCAGAGCGCAACAAATCCGGATAAGATAGAAAGCGTTGGCATCAGAAATGGCGTGCAAGCCTACTTTGCAGCACATAGAGCTTGGAACAAAATACAGTATCAAAATACACTGGTTGACTTCGAGGCAACGCAAGAAGCAGACTTATTAGTTACCAATGATAGAATATTAGTGGCTGATAATACACGCACTGGAACGCAAGACGGCGAGGTGACGGCTGTTAATGTCTTAGAGCTAACCTTATCACAAGATGTTACCTTTGCAGGTGGCGGTGTTACATATACTATATTCTTACAGCACGTTGATGGTACAGTTGAAAGCATTGGCATTACAGCAGGTACGGCAGACAATAAAGTTGTCTTAGCAAATGCACCACGATTAAGCTTAGTGACCGACCAAAATAAGTATGCTAGAACAGGTTATAACATAGTAGCAAGTAATGATGCACGCGGTACAGCGTTTTTAGTAACAGAGAAGCAACCAAACGATAACTTTACGTCGAGGGTGGGAGCTGTTAATTATAGTAATAAATACTATACGCAAGACAACGATTATCTTACAGGCGTTGTTGATATCGATGGCGATGAAATTTAGGAGCAAGTAAATGGCAGAATTACCACTCGACCAAGCCGTACCAAGGTTTAAGGAAAACGAGGACAGATTAGATACGTTTGTCAACTCAGCTACAGGTTATACAACAAGTGGTGGCGTTTCAGTACAATCTATACAGCAATTTCTTGCTAGCATTGGTAGTGATGGCATTGACTTTGTTGATAATGCTAAAGCTAGGTTTGGCACAGGTAATGACTTAGAGATATATCACGATGGCTCTAATTCTTATATAGATGAAAAAGGTACAGGTTCATTACGTATACGTAGCGCAGGTTCTATTGTTATCGAGGGTATTGACGGAACCAATAGTATATTGGCAGATACAGATGCAGAGGTTAGCTTATATTACAACGGCAGTGAGAAACTACGTACAACATCTACAGGTATTGATGTATTTGGCACAGTTGAGTTTAATGGCCTATCAGGAACAGGCTCAGTTACAATTACCGACATAGCCGACGAAGATAATATGGCTTCAAATAGTGCCACAAAACTAGCTACACAGCAGTCAATCAAAGCATATGTAGACGCGCAGGTAGGTACAGCAGATACCTTATCAGAGGTGCTAGGTCTTGGTAACACCACAGGCGGTACAAACATATCAGTATCAGCAAGTGACGACATAACCTTTGGGGATGGAAGTAAAGCAATTTTTGGTGGTGGTTCAGATTTAGAAATCTTTCACAATGGTACTCACTCTTATATTAAAGACGTAGGTACAGGTGATTTAAAGATTGATGCTACCAATTTAGAATTAAGAAATAGTGGTGGCGGTGAAGTATACCTTAGTGCTACAGCAAATGGTTCCGTACAATTGTATCACAACAATATAGAAAGGCTTAATACAAACGCTGTGGGTGTAAGTGTAACCGGTATTCTAGATATCTTTGATAATAACAGTGACATATCACCCGATAATGTAGGAAGTGGGCAGTTTAGGATTGATGGTAATGGTTACAAAGCCGCTATAGCCTTAAATGCAGATGGTGTTAATCTTTATAGTACATCAGCCACAAGACCATTAATATTTGGTGTAAATGAAACAGAAGTAGCCCGTGTTACGACAACAGGGTTAGATGTAACAGGTGTAGTTACACTTGATAGCGCACTAACACTAGAAAACACAAGTGGTTATGGAAGGGTAGAAGTTGGTGGCACTACAGGTGGATACATAGACCTAAAAGGCCCAATGTCAGACGACCACGATTTGCGTATTATAACTACAGGTTTAGGTGGTACTATAGACGGAAAAACAGGTAATATAAATCTACAACGCTCAAGCGTCACTAAACTATCAGTCACACCCAATGGAATAAATGTAGCAGGTAATGTAGAATTTGACGGCTTGTCTGGCACAGGATCAGTAACAATTACAGATATACTCGACGAAGATGACATGGCTTCTAACAGTGCAACCAAGTTAGCCACACAACAATCTATTAAAGCTTATGTAGATGCTAACGCAGGTGGTGGTGGTGGCATTACAAATGTAGTTGACGACACGTCACCCCAGCTTGGAGGTAATTTAGACTTAAACAGCAAAAATATTACAGGAACAGGTAATATAGATATTGCAGGTAAATTGACACTTGAATCCTCAGACCCAGAAATATTTCTTGTAGATACAAATACGAATGTAACTACGAGTATTGATAGTAACTCTAGTACTGGTTCATTACAATTACATATTGATAAAAGCGAAGTAGGTTCAAATCCTAGATTTATTGTTAATGTTAATTCGCAAAACAATGTATTAGTTGCTAATAGCACAGGGTTAGATGTAACAGGTGACTTAGATGTAAATGGTGATATAGGTATTGGTAGAGTAGCGGGTTCCTATACATTTACAGAAGTAGTTGGTGGTGATGAACGTGCAGGAATGCATTCTAATGCTAGTAATGAATTAATATTCAAAACAGGTGTTGCATCAGAACGAATGAAGTTAACATCTTCAGGTATAGATGTAACAGGTAATATAGATGCTACTAGAAGCGGTGGCTCAACACTAACACTAGAAAATTCTATTACATCTATTAGTGCTAATGAGTTAATCGGCGGTATTGATTTTAAAGGTAATGATACATCCGAAGATGGTAATGAGGTGCTTGCATTTATTAGAGCAAACGCATTAGACACAACGCCCGATAGTTGCATTAGATTTGGTACATTGCAAAACAATGGCGGTGTAGATGATGTTGTAACTGAACGTATGCGTCTTGATAATTATGGCCGCTTGGGCTTAGGTACTACAAGTCCTAACCATGAGCTACACATTGAAAGCACATCACCGACTATACGCTTAGTTGATACTGATGCAAATAATACATTAGATATTACACAAAGCGGTTCAGCTTGTTATGTAGATTTTGATAACACTGTAAGATTTAGGAATTTAGCTAATGCTGAAAGACTTAGGATTGATAGCGGTGGTATAGATGTAACAGGTAATATAGGACTATCAAGTACACAGCCCACAATAACACTTACAGATACAGATGGCCCTTGGAGCACTGCAATAGCAAAGAACGGTTCAGTTCTTACTATCGATGGTGACAGTGTACGTGTTAGAAGTGACGTAGGTACAGAATATATGCGCGTTACTTCTGCAGGTATAGATGTAACAGGTACAGTTGTTGCTGATAAAATGTTTGTTGAAGGTACAGCTGATACAAGACAATGGGAAGCAGGTTCAGCAGGACAGAAGCTAGCTATATACGCTTATGATAACAGTACGTTCTATCACAGACTAGAAACAGGCAATGCTACTAACTATCAATGGGGTACATACGATAACATACCAATATACACTATTACTAATAACAGTATTAAGACAACACTGTTAGCGAATGGTAATTTTGGCATAGGCGACTCAAGTCCAGAAGCACCTCTTACAGTAACAGGTACAATAAAAAGTAATGGTAGTGGTTACAACCCCGCTAACACAGGTTGGGCAACTAATGCGTCACTTATTACAAGTGGTTCATATGGTGGCGGACTTACCATGATAGATGGAAGTAATGCTTTCTCAGTTCGTGTAGACACAGGTGGTTTAGCAATGCGAATTGCACAAGGTGCTACAAGTGGTGCGCTTGGTTCAGACATAGCAGTCTTTACTAATAGTGGTCTAGATGTAACAGGTAATGTAAATGCTACTGCAAGTTTAACCTTTGGTTCAGGCGGTGCGTATGAAGCGGGTTCTATTTATTCTGATGCAAATTGGGGTATGATACATCGTGCCTACACAGCTAGTCCCGTACAAGCAGACCATTTGTTTGTAAACAGTGCGGGTACAGAACGTATGCGTATTTATAATGGTGGTATAGATGTGTTAGGTGCTGTCAGATGCGTTGTAACGAGTACTCCAGCATGGGATACAAACACAAGGTTCTGGGGTGAAGCAGGATTTGGTGCACGTTATGATTCATACCAACATCGTTTCGATGTAGGTGTATCACGTACTGAAGCAATGCGTATTAATCAGGTTGGTAACGTGGGCATAGGGACTGCGGCACCAAAAGCAAGAACACAAATTACTTCAGGTGGTTATGCAACTCCGACATTAGGTTCTGTTCCTTCAGGCGCGTCATTATACGTTTCGCCTGCTGATACTGCTTATGGATTAGTTGTTGGCATGGATAATGTAGCACCACGCACTTGGTTGCAGTCACAGCATACAAATGGTGCTAGTGTTGCGTATACTCTTACACTACAAGAGGCGGGCGGTAACGTAGGCATAGGGACTTCAAATGCGACTGCAAAGCTTAGTGTGGCAGGTGGTGTTACAGTATCAACTAACCTAAATGTTGGTAACGCAACACCCGCAGGTGGCGGCACTATTGAAAGCCACGTACAAAGTAGTAGTACACCCGCACTAATTACCTACTCAGGTAGTAGCTCACTTAGAACGCATATTAGTTTTGAAAATGCTAATGGGCAAGTAGGTAAGATTAATACAGCAGGCACACAAACTTTTTATATAACTAGCTCAGACTATAGGCTCAAGTCTGATATACAGCCTATGCAAGGTAGTATTGACCGAGTAAAGGCACTTAACCCTTGTAACTTTGAGTGGGTAAATGACGGCGGCAGAGTAGATGGCTTTATAGCGCATGAGGTGCAAGATGTAGTACCAGAAGCTATTGTTGGCGAAAAAGATGCAATGCAAGACCAAGAGTATGTTGAGAGCGAAGCTACGGGTGACATATACACCCCTGCTGTTGACGCTACATATGAAACAATACAAGTTGAGCTAACTCCTGCTGTTGAGGCCGTTTATGACGATGAAGGCAATGAATTAACGCCTGCCGTTGACGCTACATATGAGGAACAACAACAAGAGCTAACTCCTGCTATTGATGAGGTAATACATAGCTCAGATGTTGAGAAGCCAGATGAACTTGAGGAAGGTCAGGCATGGCGCGAAACAACAGAAAAAGTTATGGCAACAAGGCAAGTGCCAGATTATCAAGGTATTGACCAAAGTAAGATAGTGCCGTTGCTAACTTCAGCATTACAAGACGCGATTGCTAAGATTGAAGCGTTAGAAACACGCCTAACAGCGCTAGAAAGTTAAGAACATGGAAAACCCGGCAAACGTAGATGTTAAAACATTATTAACTTTTTGTGCATTATTAGTGACGTTTGTTGGAGGTGTTATTGCTAGAGATAGACAAGTATCGGCTAAAATAAGCAATGACAATTCTAAAACGCATAGTCGTATAGATGATTTAAAAGATGACTTGAATGAAAACTTTGCTAGGAAAGATGATGTACGTGAATCGGTTAAAAGAGTTGAGCGCAGCATTGAGAGTTTGGGCGTTGAAATGCGGCAAAACCATAAAGACCTCACTGCACTTATTATTAAGAATGAAAACTAAACATTACATAAAAGTTGATTGGGATGGTGATAGATGGCCTAACTTTAGTGCCAAGGAGCTATCGTGTAGACACTGCGGACAATACTATCATGACCCAGAGTTTTTAGACAAGCTGCAATGGGTACGCACGAAGATAGAAAAGCCGTTGCATATAAACTCTGCACACAGATGCTTTAGGCATAACCTAGCTGTTGGCGGTGTGCCAATGAGCCAGCATAGAAAACTTGCTGTAGATATATCTTTGCGTAATCACAACAAAGAAGAATTAAACTTTATGTGTAAGTCTGCTGGTTTTACAGGCTTTGGTTATTATCAGACTTTTTTACACATAGATACAGGTCGCCGCAGACATTGGTTTGGCGGTGATAAGTCACTGGAGTTTTGGTCAAATGATTGATATTTTATCACCTATCCTATCAACAGGCGTTGGTATCTTTGGCGCGTTCTTGCAGCGTAAACATGAGCGCAATATGTTTAAACATCAAACAGAGCGTATGCGTGTGGAGTTTGAGCAAGAGCTAGCATTGACCGAAATGTCAATGAAAGCAAAACGTGAAGAAACTGAGCAAGAGATTGCACTAACAGAAATCGCTGGCAATATATCTGCGTTTACCAACTCGCAAGATGCTGAAAACAATCTGAGCAAGATTAGATGGGGCAAGTCAATGTTAGGTGACATTGCAAACTTTATGCGATCAATAACACGCCCCGGGATAACTTGGTATCTTGTACTAATGACTAGCATACGCACAAGTGAATACTACGCTATAACAGATAAACTAACGCAAGACGTAACCAACTTGAATGACCAAGTAGCACTAATTGGTACAGCGTTTGACCAGATGCTTGCAAATCCGTTTGACTTGGCGCTTGTTAACATGACAGCAATGGTAGTTGGCTGGTGGTTTGGTAGCCGTGGGCAAAATACTAGCTATGAAGATGAGCATTACAAAAGAACTTCGTAATGAAAACACATACAAGTATTGAACGCGCTAAAAAAATAGCAGAGGTTTGGCCTAACAGCACATCACTTGCTGATGCTATGCGTAAGGCTGGTATTAGTACAAATACAGAACGTGCGATGCGACAACATAAAAGCAACACACAAAGTATTCTTGGTATAAAGCTAGAGCCACATAATCCTAAATATAAAACAAATGACGTAGAGTGTCCGAGCAACTTAGATATAAAGGCTGCAAAGAAGTATAAGTCATTTTTGATAACATCTGCAACAAATAACAGCACATTAAACCAAAAGTTTTTTGATACGCTAGAGTTGTTTAGCAAACATCACAAAAGTCAGTTGCTAATCATACCGCTAAAATACAGACACAACACACTGATAGCTAAAAAAGACTATCAATGGCCTGTGGCTATACACAACTATGCATTGCTTGATGACTTAATACTGAGCAAGTCATTCATGGTGTCTGGATTGCGCCTAACAGCTACTGCTGTAGATCCTTTATCTGGTATGCAAGCACACAGCGGCCAGAGGTCTGTTGTTTATGGTGCTACATCATTGCACTTGCGTTTGGCAGCAACACCGGGTGATGAACTACCTAAGATGCTACAAACTACAGGTAGCTGTACCAGTAAAACCTACACTCGAACAAAAGCTGGTGGTAAAGCTAAGTTTAATCATGTATTTGCCGCAACATATGTTAAGCTTGTTGGAGATAAATTTTATCACACACAGATAATATGGGATGGTAAAGGTTTTTACTTCTTAGATCAGTATTGGACACCAGAAGGACTACAACCCGGTGAAAACGCAGCGGCTATAGTTAGAGGTGATGACCACGCGGCTATGCACGATAGAGTTATATTAAAAGCTAGAGCTAGTTTGTGCGATAGACTTAAACCAGATATACACGTATTTCATGACGTATTTGATGGCGTATCTATATCTCACCATCACAAGCTACTTGATAAGATAAAAGTCTTTAATATGCGTATGAACAGTCTGGCGTGGGAGTTAAAGCACACTGCCGCACATATAGTGCAAACAGGCGGTAAAGAGAATTGGATAGTAGACAGCAATCACGACAGGCACATTGAGCGTTACTTAAATGAAGGCAGACACCTTAAAGAGCCACACAATGCAGCGATAGGTTCTGAATTGCTTGCTGAGATATCTTACAAAAATAAATCAGCCTTAGAGTGTGCGTTTCAAAAATATATACCGGGCTGCTATAAATTTGTTAATGCAAACAAACGTGCAAATATAAAAGGCATAGACGTATCGCAGCATGGTGATAGAGGCGCTAATGGATCAAGAGGCAGTATCAAAGGCTTTGCCAATGCAATGTATAAAACTGTAATAGGTCATAGCCATTCGCCCGGTATAAGTGGCGGTGCGTGGCAGACAGGTGTATCTACCTTGAAGCAGCCCTACAAAGTTGGTCTATCTACGTGGGCCTGTGCTGATGTAATCATTAATGCCAACGGCAAGCGATCAATGTATTTTTATATTAATGGTAAAAGCCTAGCCGACGTTATTTAATTTTATTTACACCGGGTTTGCCGTCATGATATCTGTGTAGCATATCAAGCATCTGATTGTGTATATTTCTAATCTGCAATGACTTAGCCCATAAATCCCTAAAATTACCTTCTGGATAATCAACGCCATTGTGTTTAGAGTTTACATATTCTGGCTCATCAAAAAACAATGTGTGTTGCCTCCATTGTTCATGCAAAAGCACTACCTCTCTAAATAATCGCCAGTATTTGTCGTCAAAATCTTCTTTATATTCAGGCATTATGTATCAAGCCTAGTTATAGCCTCATACCTGTCGTCAACAACAGAGTCGTTTAACATAGCATCTCGTAATATAATAAGGCCAGCTATAGCTTTTGTTATATGTGATAAGCCCGAATCCGGGTCATGATCCTCACCACCATAAAATGCCATTAGATGTCTTAGTGCTGCACTGTAATAATCGCTATAATGCAATTTTTCCCATCTCCAATTATAAGTACCATATTTGTCAGCACCTTCGGTCATGGCATCTGCAACCTCATTGAGCACCTGGACAGGCATATGATGATACTGCCTTTTCTGTAATCCTGCTTCTCTCTTTTTATTTTTCAAGGTCTCTTACTCCTATACCAAACCTTACAGCAAAAGCTTCTATAAGAGCCTGTAGCTCATTGTGTTCGTCTTTAGTCATACTCCTTGTAGACATACCAACAGGTATCTGCTCGCGCCCCTGTTCATCTGGCATAAATTTATTGCCGCGTAACATATGGCAAAAGTAATCTTTCCATTCTTCTGGGCTATACTTCTCACCTGACTTTAATCCTGTGTGATAACCCTCAAATTCATTCCATCGCATAGCAACTGATATAGTTGACAGCAACGCCCATAACCTAGAGTTTTGCGGTATGGTTCTAACATTCCTAGTGTATCGCACATATGTACCAATAGGTGAAAGGTCGATAAGGCGCTTACACTCCACCTTATCTGCCTCACATTTTATCTGTACTGTATGCTGACCCATTTAAAATGGTATCTCGTCGTTAAGCTCTACAGGCTTCGTTACAGGAGCATAACCGCCTCTGTCTGCACCAACACCACCAAAACTGCTCTCACGGCTATCCAGGAGCGTTATAACGCCTGTAAAGCCCTTTAAAACTATCTCAGTCATAGATTTTTCGTTGCCAGACATATCTTGCCACTTTCTAGTCTGTATTTTGCCTTCAACATAAATCTTGCTACCTTTTTTTACATAGCGCTCTACAATGCCTATCAAACCTTCTGAGAATACAGCTACTTTATGCCACTCAGTTTTAGATTGCATCTCACCTGTGTTTCGGTCTTTCCATTTGTCAGTCGTTGCCAAGCTAAAGTTTGCTACTTTACTGCCATTAGAAAATGTTTTTATTTCCGGGTCGTTACCAACATTGCCAATTAGTGTTGCTTTGTTAATCATGTTTTTTCCTTTTTTAGTTGATTAAGTTTTTCTACGAGCGCGTTTACTTCTTCGTTTGCGCTTTGTATCTCTGTTAATATTTCTGATTGCATTTGCTTATCAGCTTCTACTCGGCAGACAGCAAGCTGTAAACCCTCTGGGAACCTTGGATCATACCCGGCAATGTCTACCCACTCTCTACCTGTCACAAGTAACTGATGTTGTAACTGAATCTGATACTCTTTAGCGTGTGCATCCTTTTCCAGGTAGCTTACCATTTTAGCCATGCTTGCAGGGCATTTGATTTCCACTAAACCATCATCACCTACCAAGCCATCTGGACTACAAGTGATGTGATCATGCTCTGGATGTATGACCATACCAACCTCCGTTACGATTACATCTTTCTCAAAGGCATAAAAGTCACGCGCTTCTGGTTCTAGGTCGTTCCCTCTCTGCATCGCAGCATTGCTGTAAGTTTCTTCAATCTCGCCTGTCATGCGCTCTAAGGCAAGCTTAACAATCATGTTTTTGCGTGATGTACTATATCCAGATTTTGTCTTAGCAAGTATGTCTTTAACGCGAGATGCAGTAAAGTTACCACACCTCGCACTAAACCACTCTGGACTACCTTGCTGTACGTCTACGATTTTCACGCTTCTTCTTTCTCAGCAGCAATCAATATAGCTTTTTGTTCTGCCCAAGCTTTTCGTAACTTAGCTTTTGCGTTGGCAGGTAACTCAGCAGTTCTAATTTCCTTAGCAACAGCCTCAAGAGAATCATTATCCATAGATTCTGATATCTTTATAAGCATAGGCTCTAAGTTAACAACAAGTTTTTCTGCTTTTGCATCATGTGACTTATTTCCATCATCATCTTCAACTGGGATATTTAGCATTGCTGATATTGCATTTCTACGGCAATAAGTGAATGTACTCATTAGCACATGAATATCTTTATTTTTCAATGGTGCTGGTGTTACTAATTCATAATATTCGCCAGACGTATGATTTAATCGTGTAGTAACTTTAATCATTTGGTTGTCTGTTATTTCACTTAATTCTTGCATAATGCTTAAATTATTATCAGTTAATGGTTTATTAGCCGCATTAATAATTGAGCTAAGTGTTGCATATGTTGATTTATAATGTGGGTTTTTACCATCTTTCTTTGCGCCAGTAATAGCATTACTAGCGGCTGTAACAGCTGGTGCTATGTTTTTTGTTGATTCTGAGTATTTCATAATGTTTTCCTTTATTAATGTGTGTATTCTACGGATTTATTTTACGTTGTCAATTTATTTTTTTCTATCCATCTTTCATAAATGCTCTTACCCTCCTCTTTTGTTATTTTAGCATTCATGTATCCTGAGTATAGCTCTTTAGTACCTAGGCAAACAAGGATACTTGCAGCATATGCATAATTATTTTTCTTTTGTTGTGCATCCTTGTAATAGCCTCTGATAGCATTAGCCAAAGTATTAGGATCATGTTCATTACATAGCTTTACAAATCTAGCATACGCTCTTTTCTTACCACCTCGCCTAGATTTAACTAACTTGCTATTAATCTCACTCCAAACCTTTTCAAACAACTCTTTATGTTCACTTGTTTGTTCTACTTGTATGTTAGTATGCATCTCCTGCACTAGGGGGGGTGCATCTCCTGCATGAGGGTCATGCACCTCTTGCATAAGGGGGAGTGCATCTCCTGCACTAGGGTATGAAGCAGTATATTCGTTGCTGTCGTGTCCACCTTTATGATTTTTCTTCTTCGTTATTACAACAAATCCAGCTTTCTCTGCTTTATCTAAATGTGTAAATACACTTCTCAAGCACATACCACTGCTTTGTGCTATTTTCTTTGCACCCGGAAAACATTGTTCATTCTTTGCGTTCATGTAAGTCCGCAGCGTCAGCAACACTAACCTAGTCATTGGTTCCAAATTGCTTTTTGTGATGGCATCTTCCCATCCCCAAATCCCTTTTTTCATTTTCTACCCCTATAGTCTTGGTTTGGATTATCTATAAACATTCTTGACAGCACACAATATAAATTGACTTCACCTATGTTGCCATGTCTGTTTTTTGTTACGATCATTTCAAGTTTGTTTTGCCCTTGGGTTAACCTTGATGTTATTTCATTATCATCAATACCACTATTATTTCTGGCTTCACGTTCAGCATAGTAGTAATCTCTATAGATACCTATCACGCAACTTGCATCTTGTTCTATATGTCCAGATTCTCTTAGGTCGCTAAGCTGTGGCCTTTTATCATCTCTCTGCTCTACTGCTCTGGATAGTTGGCACAATGCCAGTACAGGTACTTCGTATTGCTTTGCTATGGATATAAGCGCGTTACTAACTTCAGTAACCTTTTCGTAATTTGATTGCCCAGGCCGCGTTCCAGCAACGTGTCCTATATGGTCAATGATAAGTAGTTTTAGATCACTACCGCTTGCACGTAATGAGCGTATGGCTCTGTTAGTCACAAGCTTGATGTTGTTGAGGTTTAATCCAACACCTTCTTCCCATTCAATAGGTAGTTTAGCAAATGTATCTGCGGCTCTCTTTATCTTATCTCTTGATTTGTTTTCGCGCCAAGCGTGTCGTAGTTGACTATAAATTGGAAAGTTCTGTGGCCCATAGGCACTAGCGCCTATGCTACTGATAATTCTTTCACTTTGGCCGCTGTTAGTCATCTCAAGTGATAAAAAAACTACACCTTTTCTCTGCATAGCTACATTTTTTGCAATATTTAAGGCTACAGCTGACTTACCCATTGATGGCCTTCCTGCCATAACATAAACTCTCCCCGGTACAAATCCACCAAGCATTTGGTCAAGATGAAAGTAGCCAGAGTAACAGCTTGCTTGCTCTTTGTCTGCGTTCATGTCTGCTATAAAGGTGTCTGATAACTGTTTTGACGTTTCACTTTTGGTTAGCTGTTTGTTTCCATCAAGCATAACAGCATCGATATCGGCAACATAATCTTGCAAGATGGTATCTATTTCTTGCTCATTGTCATTCAATTTGTCTTGTAATGATCTTGTAAGATAATCTGTTTCTCTG